GGGTCTTGCAATTTTGCTAAATCTACTTAGACTTTTTGCTTGCTGCTTTTTTCTTTTTGGCTGGCTTTTTTTGAGCTTTTGGCTTTGCGGCTGGCTTTTCAACCCACGCTTCGTTTTCTGGGGTGCTTGGGTCATCTTTAACAAAGTGTCCATCCTCATCACGCGCTCTTACCATTTCCACAACAGGAGCCTTTTGAACAATGTTTGCAGCAGCACGTTTCGCTGCACGAATTTGTTCAACCATTTTTTCTCTTACTGATCCCATATTAATTTCCCTTCATGCTTGAGTTTAGAGCCGCAATGTCTCGCTGTGTTTGAATGCGATCCTCTGCAATTCTTGTTTTATCGGCTAATGCCGCTTCTGAAACATCAATCCTTTGCTGTGCAGTTAGAATATCATTTTGTTCTTTCTCACGTTCAAATTCTTGTTTGGTTTCAAATTCTGTTTGTTTGCGCTGCATGTCTGCTGCCTTCAGTTGCAGTTCTTGATTTCTAATATCCACAAGCGGATCAGATTGCGGTGGAGGTGCTACCGCCTGTGCAAGCTGTTCTGTCATCTCAGCAATTTTCTCAGCCGCAAGAGAATCTATCTGTGGCTTAAACTGCATCATAGGATCAGCAGGTGGCTGACCCGGCTGTGGTGGCATCATCTGAGCTTGTTGCTGCATCATTTGCATTTGTTCTGGCGGTATCTGAGACATAAATTCTTGCTGTGCCTGCTGTTCAGCCATTAAGCCAATATGCTCCTGAATATGCCCCTGTAATGCCATGATCGACTGCGGGTTTAACTCCATAGCAGGCGTAGACATAACAGCCATATGCGTTTCAATGTGCGCTTGGTGATCTTGGTCAGGGAACGCTTGTAATGGCGCTCCCTGCAATGCCATTTGGTTCTCTTTCGCAGCATTCATAGGCTGCGGTTGAGGTGGGGGGGGAAGAATGGCATCTATGTTGGTTACACCAAGAGCTTCATACATCTTACGGTACGCCGCATATAATCCTTGCGGACCGCCATGTATTTGTGGGTTTGATTGCACTAACTGTAGTTCAGTTTGCGCCAAAGCAATCCTCTGCGACATAGAGAAGATATTAGGATCAGAAATAGGTAAAACATCAATTTGACCTGCAAAGTCCTGCACAAAAATCTCTGGCCCCATCTGCATATCTGCTTGATATGGATAAGACTGAATTGTTTCTGAAAAAATTCTGGCAAGTAGTTTAAACTCAATCTTCTGTGAGTAATGTAAACGCTTGTGAATCGCAGACATAACCTTTGTACCGCGCTCCATAATCGCCATCGTCGTGCCAACAGGTGTATCACCACCCATTTCACCAACCTTGAGGTCAGCCATAGAAGCAAAACGGCGTCCTGCATCAACTAGGGTTCCCAAAAGGTTATAAAGCGTCCCTGAAGGCTCTTTGAAGGGGAGAGGCATCAAGGAGCCTTGCAGGGTGCCTCCAACCACATCAATATCGCGGAACTCACCCGGTTGAAGGGGATTGTCTTCATCGCGAATACGAGCGCCACGGGCTTTAAAGCCTGCTGGAAGATTGGAGAGGGTGCCTGCATCAATAAGCTGACGCAGGATCGACGTTGACGCTTGAGCCAACCCACCAATCATGTGAGTCAAGCCAAGGCCGTAGAAACCAAGACCGGGCAAAAACTTGTAATGCACGAAGTATTGCTTCGCACGTTTCATTGGGTCCGTTTCCATAAAATTACGACGAATAGCCAATACTTCGCCAGAATCAGCAATGATTGTGACGATGTATGGCAGTTTCAAACCTGTTGGTTCTCCATCTACTCCCATGTCCTCAAAACCCTCAATATCAAGGCTTGTGTGGACTTCATACAAAGTTAAATCTTCAGAAGGTCCACTTGGATGAACGCCCTGAATATCGTTAATTGACTCCTCAACCTCATCAGCCATATTGTCTTCACCGTACCCACCAGTAGGTAAGTCGATGTCACGATAGAAACCAACAATTTGCATTTTACGCACTTCGTTGGAATCCATCGTGATACGATGAGTGACACGAGGAGAAGAAACCAAATCAATCGCTCCATAAGGAACAACTAAATCTTCAGCGTGAATAAATTTACTTACCGCACGTTGTTTCAGTGGATCAAAGTAAACTTTCTTAAACGTAGAACCCACAACAGGAAGGTAGAATAGCATCTGATCTAACTCAGGATCATACTCTTCCATCTCATAGGTAATCATGTAATTCATATAATCTTTGACGCGCTCAGATTGCTTTACAAGCATTTCGTTCTGCGCACCAATAACAGAAGTGCGTACAGGACCAGTTGCAGGTAGCAACTCACGATACGCCTGTGCCTGAAACTGCGTGACAGACTCAGCTAATAACGGATGAATAACGCCAGAAGAACCTTCAAACGGCTCTGTACGATCCTCAGTCTTCATACCAAGAAACTCTAAGCCTGTTTTGTATGTATCTTCCCAATCCTCACGAGAAGCCAAATCATCTTCAATAGAACCAACCAAATCAGATGAAATGTTACCTAACTCAGCCTCATCAATAACATCAGCCAAGTTACCATCAAATGGAACACTTGCGGGAATATCGGCTTGTTCTTCAAACTCACCTACCACTGCGCTACCATCGTCAAACTCTGTGACACCGGGCTGCGCTGGCAAATCAATTACGTTTTGAAGAGATTCGGCTTCTGCAACCATTGGGTCTTGGGGCAATCCACCCGCACCTAATCCACGCTCTATAGCCATTTAATCTTCCTTATCTTCAATCACCGCCCCACATGTGGGACAAGTAATAGCGATTTCTTCTGGGTCTTCATCTGTTATAACTTCGTCAACAACTATGACCTCATCTTCAGGTATGTCATATACTGGCATATCATCATAAGGTAGATGAACGTCTATTGTGATCTTAGGCATTACCTTGTTCCTTCGAATTTAAGACCACTAATTGCTGCGCCACCGCCTCGTGACTTGCCGCCACTGGTTGCGCCTTTGGTTGAAGCCTTTTTGGGTTCTGGGTCAACTTCCGTTAGAACTCCATCTCTTTCAACGCTTCCGCCTTTTATATACATAGAGACTTTTGGCTTGTTAACTGCGCCACCCTCCATGTACTGCATAGCAGCTTTAGGGTCCATTTTCTGCTGCACTGCTTCAGGCAACATTGAGAAACCTTTATATTTTTTTGGTGTTTTTGCCATTATTTTAATCCTTTAAAATTACCGCCACGACCTTTCATGACGCAGCCCTTCTTGGGTTTCTTTTTAGGTTTTGTGCTAACTGCACCACCGCCATTCATTCCCATAGCAGAGGCTGCGGCTCTACCTGCTTTAGCTGCACCAAGACCCATAGCGGCTGGACCTCCAGCCATAGACGCAAGAAGTCTCATTAAATCTTCTTTACTATAATTTTCTCTAGGGTCTATACCTCTTGTGCTTTCACTATCTGTGCTACCAATGTCTTGAGGACGAGCTTTGGGACGTAAAGAGGAAGTCATTCCTGAACTTCCCGGTCTTGCTCTTGGACGCAAAGATGATGTCATTCCTGAACCCCCAGCTATTCCTGCACCAGCGCCTGCTGAACCGCCTGCTAAAGCTGCCGCTAAAGCATCTTTAATAGCTTGAGCGCGTTTTGGGTTTCTACCACCCCTTAAATTTCTACCCTTCATAGCCATGTAAAAGCCTCCTAATAATATTCACGTTTGCGGCGGTATAACGCCAGTTCATCTTCGTCATCATAATCACTTGGTGTCGTAATAAAACCACCTTGTCTAAATCGTAGTATAGCCTGAGTCATCGAATCCGCCAAGTCATCATGTTCTCCGTTAGGAAATGCAGCGCATTCTTCCATAACTTCATCAGCAAAATTAGTCTCAGGACACCACACCATGCCACTCTCAAATACAGGCGCACAAGCATGCATCCTTGTAAACTTATCCGCACCCCTACTAGGCGTAAACGGCGTTACAGGAATACCCATTCGCCTTAATTCCTGCGTCAACGGCATACCACTCGCCTTTTGCTCCACAAGAACCATGTCAGGCTCATACATCTCATACAACTCACTCGCTTGCTGCTTTAGCTCTGGAAACTCCCATCGCCCTCTCAACGCGTCAAGTAAAACAATATGATCCTCTTGCGTTTCGTCATAATGAAAAACGCCCCAAGTGGTAATCGCGCTATAGTCAGCCCTGTCAGACTTACTAAACGCAGTATCATAACTTTGAATAATGTAACTACACGAAGGCGGGTCCTCTTCTTCCCACAAATTCCACCACTCGCGCTTAATAATCGCACCCTCTTCAGCAGTGGGATTCTGCATATACTGAGCATTCCACTTACCCACAGGAATAGAAGCCTTAACGCTCTCTAGCTCATCCAAGCTCCAAAACTCAGGCCAAAGCGAATCACCAGATGGCATAATCGCAGGAAACTCAACAATATCCCACTGATCTGCACCCTTCTCGCTCTGCTTTGCCAAAACCTTCGCAGTTAAATCACGAATACTCCAACGCGTCATAACAATGATAATCGAACCACCGGGCTGTAAACGCTGCCTCGGACCAGATGTGTACCACTCGTAAATGTTATCTAGTGCCGTAACACTCAGCGCGTCTTGTTCCGAAACCGGGTCATCAATGATCGCCAAGTCCGCACCACGGCCTGCCAAGGCACCACCAACACCAACCGCATAATACTCACCACCGCCGTTCGTACTCCAACGACCACTCGCCTTGGCATCTGACGCAAGACTGACATTAGGGAAGACATCTCTAAACTCCTCACTATCAATTAAATTTTTAACTTTACGCCCAAAACCAACAGCAAGCTCCGCTGTGTGCGTTGCTTGAATAATCTTCAAATCGGGCCTTCTACCCATTAACCAAGTAGGAAATAAATAACTCGCAAACTCTGACTTAGTATGTCGAGGCGGCATATTAATAATCAACCGCTTGATCTTGCCATCAGCCACAGCTTGCAGCTTCTCAGCGTAAATTTTGTGGTGTCTGCCCTCAATAAACTGAGGCCAAACATGCTTTACAAAACTCATGTAGTTGTCCTGCTTCTCAACACGCTTATCAAGCGTCTGCAAACGCTCCAACATAGGAGCGACCTTTGCTAGTTCCTCATCTGTGAGGTACTTCGAAAAGTCGCTTAAATCATTCATTTTAAACCCCTAAAGACTGCATAAATCTATCAATATTAGGTGTTACCGCACCGCCGACATTAAACTGTTTAGGAGTTCTGAGAATCATTGACCCTACTGGTAGATTAAGCTCTTCAATCATTTTATCGTAATCAAATTCGTCAATAATCTCTGCGTCATCATCGCCTATTCCCTCACTGTAATTATAACTTGGGTATCCAGACATATAATCATTATTAAAAGGATCAGCGACAGTGTTTTCAGCGACAATATTATCAGCGCCCATATTATTAGCGCCAGCGCCTGCTATTCCAGCACCTGCTGCACCAGAATATTGATCTACTAAGGACTGAGCAGCATCAATAGCTGCCTGATTATTAGGCGCATTTTGCTGCACAAAGGCCATTCTAGCTTGAGCAATTTTAGGGTCAGACGCCATCAAATCGTTGTTATATGAAATTTGATTCGTGTTAAATTGATCATGCGCTGCTATGTACTCTGGATCAGTGACAACCTTTCCAGCCCACTCATTTAAATGCCAATCAGCAAAATCTTTTTGAGATTCCATACCTTCAAAAGCACCAAGACTATTCGCAGCTTCATATAGGGCTTTTTGAGTTTGTCCCTTAGTCCCATCAGGAAAAGTAAGCATAACCATATCGTTACCAATACTTTCGTTCGGACCCACTGTCATATCATACATTTCGACTTCGCCACCTTCATTAAACTGCTTCGGCCCACGAATTATCATAGGCTCACCAGACGCAGGTGTGGTTGTCGAAGTTGAAGTGCCACTGCCTGTATCAGTACGAATAACGTCACCTAAAGATGGAGTACCTGCTGTAGAATCTGTATCAACCTCATCAATCGGAACACATTCACCTAACACTGGGTCTAAAACAAAGCCCTCTGGACATGGATCAACGAAAGGCTCATCTTCAGTTTCTTCTTTCTCTTCTTCTGTCTCAAAAAGGCTTTCAACTTCATCGTCAACACGTTCAAAATCAACAAAAGTATCTGTATCCTTACCCTCAACCTCAGTATCAACTTGACCATCGCCATCAGAATCAAATTTCTGACCAATCTGATTAATACCACCACCAGCGTTTACAACGTACTCAGTTTCAGTTTTATTGCCTTGACCGTCAACACCCGTAACAATAAACCCATTTTCCGTACTCATACCATACGGGTTGTTTTCGGCTGCTACAGATTGAGCTTCAAAAACCTCACCGAACCGTTCAGCATCTGGAACGCCATCACCATCTGCATCAGCTAGATACGCTGGATTTTCATTTGCGGGAACACTTATTACTTGACCAACTCTAAGCTCATCTGCACGATCATTAAAACCAGCGGCTCTCAAGTCATCAATATCTGATTGCGTAATAGTAAATGACCCCCCCTCTTGGCTTGGAGGCCCAAACGCCATAATATCATCTGCCGCTAATAACTTATCAGCAAAAGTTCCCATCGTGGAAATATCATAGCCTAAATATCGACCTTCATCGTCGTATTTAGGCGTAGCACCGTTTTTAATCGCATTAACATGTTGCTGAACAAAAGCCTCACGCTCTGCGGGGCCACGTTCACGCAAGTCTCGTGCAATCGTAGAACCAACAATCGGCACAGCATAAGCTGCAAACGATAAGAACTGTTCAAGTAAATTGTTCGGAATCTGCTCCTCAAGCTGCGATTGTATTTGCTCAATCTCAGCATTAGGAATTTTTGGAGAAACAGCCTCAATAGCTTCTTGGCGCATGGTAATAGAAGTGCCATCGTCACTGTCGTAACCAAATCTCTCAATTCCTTCAAACTCTTTACCTAAGTTTTCCGCAAACTGTTCAGCACTAATATCCTCATTATACAAGCCACGTTGCTCAATCAAATAAGAACCAATTTTTTCCTGAGTTGCCTCGTTAAACATGTCATTTGCATCAATAACGCCAGCATCTACAAGACTTTGTAACGTTCTGCCAACAACTTGATATTTACCAACAGGCGTTGAAATACGACCAACCGCATCCTCAGAATATTCCGCATAACTGCCCGGACCACGAGCTTTTTGAAAATCAAGAATCTCAGATACAGTCATCTCTGTCGGCGTAATTCCAAAACGGTCCTCTTGACTACCTAACAGACGATCATAACCGCCTTCATCAGATGTACCCTCAACTTCAGAAACGCGTTGCTTTACGTTGTTCATCAAAGTTTCTTTTATCTTTTCTGCATCAGCAGAACCGCCTAATCGCTCACCAGTTAAATAATCAATACCAGCTAACGCAGCCTCATTAGCGCGGAAGTCTTCAGGGCTAATTATCGCAGTATCTTCACTGTCAGCTTCTGTATCACCTAAATCACCGTAAAAAGTCTCTGCGTCAGTTCCAAACGCTTCGCGTTCATAGTCAGTTAAGCCATCACCAACAGATTCTTGTCCACCTGTTAAATCAAACTGAGATGAAGTCAGGGCATCTGTGCGCCCAAAGTCATAGGCATCAATACCAGCAGGTTCGCCAATCTCACCACCAGATGCAATCTGTGCCTCCGCTAAACTACGATCAACGCCCATATTTACTAAGTCTTGCACCTTCTCAGCGTCAGTCTTCTCAACTTCTACAAAATCTAACGCATCGTCAGGGATACCAGTCAAATCACCAGAAAAACTAGCCGTATTCATACCAGATAAACGTTCAGCATCAGTGCCATCATAGCCAAAACTATCCGTACCAGCTTCCAAATCAATGTCACCAGTCTCAGTGCCAGTCACAGAACCTGACAAAAGATCAACAGGAGCATCCAAATTC